TTTCCTCTTTTTTTCTTTTACAGCAGGATTTTGCATAAATCCTTCTTGTTGTGCTGCCCTATGTGCTGTCAAAATTTCTGTTACTGCGACACGTCTTGCTTTATAATATTCATTACGCATACCACTTTCCATAATTTCTCGTGTGATAATTGGTATACCACTACCTTTTTCTAACCCTTTTTTTAAAATAGTTTCTATTTCCATGTGGCTGTTAAGTTGCATGATTTTTCCAAGTTCTTTACTCCAGCTATCTACCCATGAAAGCGTTTTTTTAGATACTTGTTTTAGCTGCAATTGTCTATCCGTTTGTTGAATATAGTAATTTACAAACTCTGGAACAAACTCTTTCAAATTTTCTACAAAAATAGCAGCAATTTTAAATTTTAACACATCAGTAATTTTTACATTTTCCCATATTTCTTTTAAAAACGTTTCTATATCAACAGATTTTTCAATTTCCTTCAGTATGTAATCTCTTTGTTCAATCAATACTTCTGCTGTTTCATTTTCTATTTGCTGTATATATTCCAGTGTCCTTTTTGATTTGATATAACCTTCTTTTTTTAAAATATCGGAAAGGCTATCATCTGCTTTGATAATATAGTTTTCTATTGCCTTGATAAGGGATTGATACATATTATCCCCCCTTATCCATTTTCAGCAAAAGATTTCTAACTTCTTTCATTACAGCTACAACAGCATCATCATGATTTAACGCTGCTTTTTCAATCTGTTTTTGTAACTGATTGTCAAAACCTGTAGTTTGTGTTTTGCTGTATGCAAGCGGAATATTGCCCCATTCTTCTTTATAATCTTCCGAAACTTCTCCATATGCTTCATATACAATTTGTTTTGCCTTGTTTGGTGTCAAACCTCCTGCATTATTTGCTACAGTAAGTAATTTATATATATCATCTGGGTTACTAATATCTGGTTCTAAAAAATATGCTTCTACATATCGAAAACGATAGCCGTTTAACAGTCTATTGTTAATTGTCCATGCAAGGCTTTTTCTCTCTGGCTGAAACACTTGCTGTTCTGTAATAACTTGTGCCGTTTGTGCTGTTGCTCTGTTAAAATCCGTGGTATATGCAACATAAATATCTGGAAGCTGAAATGCTGATTGTACTTTTCTACGATTATTATCAATATAGTTCTGAAAAAGTTCATCTTTTTGCAGTATATTCGCAATCTCTTTGATTTCAATTTCTGGTTTTTCACTCTGGTCAAAATCTGCACGTCCGTCAGTTGTTTCTGTTTCCAATATCATAAATGCGTGCTGTCCAGCTTCCCCCTTAATATCATTCATATATTGCTGTAATTTTTCAAAGCTTTCATCTGTTAATGTACCACCTTTTATCATAATCAAAAGAGGTGTATGTCTGCCATTTTCAAAATAATTGTGATTCAAATTTTCTGCTTTTCTACTACCGTCTACACCTAAAACTTGTCCTATCCAGCGTACTTCTCCATAAGGTTCTGTTCCTATGGCAAATTCCATAATTTCATTCGCTTGATAAGTAATATCGAGTGTTTCGTTATTTTCAATATAACTACCATCTCGTCTATCCATAATGCGTGTATCACCAAATTCTTTAAAATAAACAGTATTACCTCCTATTTCCTGTTTATATTTGCAGTACTTTTTTTTACGTTTCCACTCTTTTCCATGATGATAATATGTTGTCGTAATATATGGTTCAAGAGGTTTTGTTTTTCGTATAGAAGGGGTATCTCTTATCAATTCAATCTGTACCACTTCTCCTGCTATATTTCGTATCACTTCAATATAAGCGATACCATATATTTCCCTTGCTTCTATGACATCTTCAAAAACTTCTTTGGTATTCTGTTCCATATTTAAAAGTTCTATGATTTCTGTTGCTTTGTTAAATTCTGCTATCATTTCAGGTGTTTCTTGTTTATCCTCAATATATCGAACACCAATGCCAAATCCTGCAATATTATTTTTATATGCTCTGATACATTGTGGTAATATCGCACTATTTTTGACTAAATTTCGCAAACCTATCATATTGTTAAGTGGCATTATCCAATCTCCAGCATTATAAATTTGCTGTTCTGTAAGCTGTAAAGGAATGTCTGATTTTTGAATTTGTTGTTTTACTACTTTAAATTGCACATTCTTTTTTGTTTTAGACATTTTTTCTCACCTCTCTTTTTTTAGGCGGTTTTACTGGCAGACAAAGAAGTAATACACAATCCGCCTCGTCTGGAGAGGACCTTCCTCTTTTTTTCATATCTTTTTTACTTTCTATTTTGATTTTACTATTTTCTGTAATAGCATATTTTCGTCCGCTTAATTGTGCTACCATATCATCATCATCTGGAAGTATTAACTCTATTGCTTTTTGATTTCCTTGTTCATCATAATGTTGTAATAATTTTTTCACTACCGCCATCATATAAGTGGTACTATCATAGTAATGTTTGTGTTTAATACGCTGTCCAAATTTCACAGGATAAATTTCAAGCCACCAAAATCGTTCTGGCTGATTCCTTTTGATTTGTCTTAAACGGTCAACGACTCCTCCCCCAACACCACCATCATCTATTTTTACAGCTATTGGCTCTTTTAGCTGATATCTTTGTACTAATTGCTCTCCTAATAATATAATATCGTCTGCTGTTTTCATAGTATCTTGTCCTTGACGCTTTTTATAAAATGCTACTTTTTCGTCTATTTTATAACCTATTACTGTTTTATCATCTCCAAATCTGGCAATATCAGCTCCAATATGTACAATATGTGGTTTTTGAGGTAGGCAACATTCTGTCATAATAGAACTTTCAATAAGTGAAAGAGGTATAAAAATGTCATCTTCTTGCAATGGAAAATCTCCAGCAACACGTACTCGAAATACATCACTATCCTCACCATACATATTAATAATTGTTTGAACGAAATCTTGAGATACTCTGCTGCTTTTTCTGCCGTCAATATGAAATGTTGTATAACTTGCTCTATTTTTATTATGGCTATCATAAAAAAAGCCTGATAATTGTGTTGGATTTCCGCACATCAAAAGTCTTGCGCCAGATGTTGAAAGAGAGCCAAGTACAGGTTCAAATATTTTATCATCTACACCACTTGCCTCATCAATAATATATAACACATCATTAGCATGAAATCCCTGTAAAGCGTCTGGCTTGCTTGCTGTTCTTGCTACTGCAAACCATTCTTCTGAATATCCTTTCATATAAACCTTTTCTTTTGTCCATATCAATTCTTTTTGTAAAATAGCATTATTCCTTATCCATTTGCTCACTTCTGCCCAAAGAATATCAAATAATTGATGTTGTGTTGGTGCTGTGCATGGTATTTTGGGAAATGGTCTTGTCATCATAAACCATATTACTGCCCATGCTTCTACAGTGCTTTTCCCTACACCGTGTCCACTTCTTACAGTAGTCATTTGATTTTTTGCCACACTTTGCAATATTTTTGATTGTTCTCTATCAGGTTCTGCTTTTATGATATCTTGTACAAATGCAACAGGGTGTTCTGCATAATAAAGTATTGCTTCTGTATCAATCATTGAAATTCCCCTATTCTCTGCTTGTATGCTTCTATAATCATATCTGCCATTTCTGCCTTGCTTCCTTCTGTCTGTTGCTGTTTTTGTATTTCTTTATATTTTTTAAGTATCTCCAAACATTTCATTTTTTGCTTTTTTGCCTTTTCTATTTCATTGTTGTATTTGAGTATCAATTCATGTACTGCTACTGTATTTGTAGTTACTTGCTCCATACCAGACGCATTTTGTTTCTTACCAAGTACTGTAACCTTTTTTTTACTCACGCCAGAAACCACAAGCCCGCCTGATTTCTGCTCCAATTCTTTTATTTTTTCCATAAATTTGAATATCTGCAAATCACAAAACTTTATCATATTTTTACATTCTGCTATTTCATCAATTTCATGCTGTAAAAAAAACTCCTGCTGTTCTTCCGATAAAAATGTAAAAAGCATTTTCTCATAAATACCATGTCTGTAATTATTTTTGTTTCCCTTAGGCGCACCATGTCCTACAGCATTTTGATTCCCTTTTTTTGCTCCTCTTTTTCTATATTCGTTTGCAACGTTGCAATCTTTTTTATCATTTGTTTGCAACGTTTCACTCTTTTTTTGCTCCCATTTATAACGATTTTTCCAGGAACGAACCGTTCCCTCCGAAACATTTAATTGTTCTGCAATATCCTTTAATGTCAGCATTCCTTCGCTTTCTACAAATAACTTTTCTGCTTTCTCACAATCTGGATTTTTTGCCTTTGGCATTACATATCCACCACCTCATTTCCTTATTTGTTTGAATTTAAAAAAACAGTTTTCTATTGCAACGCAACAAAAAAGATACTCTTTCGAGTACCCTATTTTTTACTTTTTTCTATTGCTTTTTTCAAAATTTCTATATCAAATCCAAAATATAAATATCCTTCCATACAGGTATCAATATAATGCTGACTAGGTATTCCTTGTGGATTGTTCTTATGCATAATATAAACATATCCTTTTCGATTTTTAATTTTTCCTGTTTCTTTTACAGGCAATATCATTTCTGTTTTATCATAAAATATAGGAAAACCTTCATAGCAATCCAGTGCCTTTTCATCTTCTGTTGTAGTTTCCCATACAGCAACTGGAACACTTTCTCCCTTTTTCGGTTCAATAGTAAGATAATATCCTGTTTTACTTCCTTTAAAAAGCAGTTCATAATTCTGAATTTCAGATGTTCCTACAATTCGTGCTGATGGACATCTTTTTTTCATTTGATTCACATTCAAGTTACTACCATAAGCAATATAATATCTTTTATTCATTACGACACTATCCTTTCTAAAAAAGTATATTGTCGCCTCAATATGAGGCGACTTATTTTTATGCTGCTCTACCGTTTCTAAAAGCGGTATCTCCTTCAAGTCGTTTTGTTAAAAATTCCCTTGCTGTTTTAAATTCTTCTCCAATAAATCCTAGTCTTAGCAGCCATGTTCTCATGGCATATTTCGGATTTTCATTTTGCTGTGGTTTTGGGCTTGCCGTTTTGAGTGTTTTTGCCATTTGGCTAAGTGCTAAACAAAATTGAATGTAACTTTTTAACTGCCCTGCATGAAGCCCGTTTTGTTTTCCATCTGCTGGTGCATCAAATTGAAAAAGTCTAAATTCAATTGTTCCTTTTGTAAATGTTGCATGGTAGTTTAGCATATGGTATCTACTGCTGTTATAGTGCTGTGTTCTATCGAAATCCGCATGATGGGAAGTATACCAAATATCAGCAAACTGTTCCATTGTTTGAGGTTTTATTTTGTTGACCTGTTTTAAAAATTCCGTATGAACCATTTTGCAGTATCTTTGTATTCTTCCCTCATCAATATTTAAAGCATCTGCTATCAGGCTTTCATGGCTTGCCATAATGTTTGTAAGATTTCTAAGTGTTTGTGCAGTATGTCCGTCTGCTCCTATGTGAATATGTATTCCGCAGCCTCTTGTTGCATCGCTTTTTGCTCCAGCTTTTCTTAATTTTCTAACCAATTCTTGAAGCATTTCTATATCTTTATAATGTAATATTGGTGTTACCATTTCACATTTTTCACTATCATTACCTGCAATACTAGCATCTTTTTGAAATTTCCACTCCCTACCCTCTGTATCCCAAGCTGTCCAAGTGCAGTAGCCATTTCTAGCTGCTGTATTTTCATAATGTCCTGTGCCAAAAAATTTTGCTGCAACACTTGCTGCTTTTTCTCTTGTAATATTGTTCATTTCTATTTCAACGCCTATTGTTTGTTTTTTCATTTCTGCAATCTGTATTTTTATTTTTTCGTTCATAATGTGTACCAACCTTTCATTTTTAATTTTTGGTTTTCTTCCTTTTGGTAGTACACATGTTACCGTTTATTTGAAGATATAGCAAGAAGTATACTACACAACAATATTACATATTTATTGTGTACATTTTTATGTATTTGCTATGTGATTAAATGGAATGGTTTCTCCATTTCGTATCACAAAAACATTTTCAGTATTACCAGACTGCTCTATGTATCTTTTTACAATCACATCACAATATTTTTCATCTAGTTCTATTGTGTAACAAATGCGTCCTGTCTGTTCACAAGCAATCAATGTTGTGCCACTTCCACCAAATGGGTCAAGTACAATACAGTTTGACATACTCGAATTTTTAATGATATAAGCAATTAAAGGAATTGGTTTCATAGTAGGATGTTCATCGCTTCTTTTTGGCTTGTCAAATTCCCATATAGTTGTCTGTTTTCTATCAGAATACCATTGATGTTTTCCTTTCCTTTTCCAACCAAATAAACAAGGTTCATGCTGCCATTGATAGGGACTTCTACCAAGCACAAAAGTTTGTTTTTTCCAAATACACGTGCCAGATAAATAAAAATCAGCATCTGCAAACGCTTTTCTAAAATTTAATCCTTCTGTATCTGCATGAAATACATAAATACTTGCATCATTCTCCATTACATTCTCCATATTGCGAAAAGCGTCTAACAAAAATTGATAAAACGTATCACTTTTCATATTATCATTTTTTATTTTTCCTGCATTTCCTTCATAATTGACATTATATGGAGGGTCTGTTACTACTAAATTTGCTTTTTTGTCATTCATAAGAAGTGTATATGTTTGCTGTTTTGTACTATCACCACATATAAGACGATGATTTCCAAGTACCCATAAATCACCTTTTTTTGTTATGCTTGGCTTTGATAATACTTCCTCTATATCAAAGTTATCTTCTTGTATTTCTTCCTCTACACTATCAAAAATAGCAGCAATTTCTTGTTCTTCAAATCCTGTTAATTCTATGTTGAATGCTTCTGCCTGCAATGATTCAATTTCTATTCTTAAAAGTTCCTCGTCCCAGCCTGCATCCATAGCCATACGATTATCTGCAATAATATAAGCCTTTTTTTGTGCCGGAGTAAGATAATCTACAAAAACACAAGGAACTTCTTTGATATTTTCTAGTTTTGCCGCTTCTATTCTGCCGTGTCCTGCTATCACATTGTAATCATTATCTATAATCACAGGATTGATAAATCCGAATTCCCTTAAAGAAGAACGAAGCTTTGTAATCTGTTCTTTAGAATGTGTCCTAGCATTATTGATATAAGGTATTAGCTTTGAAATTTCTACAAGCTGCATATTTTTTGTTGTTTTTTCCATTTCTTTTCACCTATATTTACAATATTTTCAAAACAAAAAAGGATAACCGCTCTAGCTATCCTTTTCTAAAACTCCATGTTATTATCATAACACATATTTTTTAAAAAAATTCCCAACTTTGTTTCATTTTGTTGCAATTTTGTCCCAAATCGTTGCAATTTTGTTTCATTTTGTTTCAAATCGTTGCAAAATCGTTTCATTTTGTTTCACGTTTTTTCAAATACTCCATCATACTCCATCATTTTGTATAACCATTGGTATATTTCATAAATACTGCGACATACTGTTGACTTTGATAAATGCATTAAAAACGCAATCTGTGTTACACTTTTTTTATATTTACATTTATATTCCAATAACTTTTTATTTTCCTCATTCAATAAATGTATGTAAAATTCAGTTTGTTTTTTCTCGTCCTCTAGTTTTTGTATATTTATTTTTAACTCCAATATGTTTTGTTGTGTTTGTTCGTAATTACTGTCTAATCTTCTGTAAATTGCCTCAATATTGCTATCCATAGGACTTTGTGGCAATCCTCCACTTTTCCCTCCAACACTATCATATTTTATCCCCTTCAAATCCGTACATAATGAAACAGGCAATAAGGGGCTGTTTCTATCTTTTTCAATATCCTCCAAACGTTTTGTCAATCTTTCTAATTCTTTTTGATTCCACACAATCACTTTTTCATAATAATAATATTTCTCAATTTTATTTTTGACCGCTTCCATTTCTTTTTTACTTATCAAAACTTCCGCCCCCTTGATTGTATTTATAAAACATGGTATACTATTTTTAGCTTACATTGGGACGGAAGTTGCTTTTTGAGAACAGAAGTCCCTTTATTACTTTTATCTCACCAACTCAAACCGATACTTCTGTTTTGTCCTTGGATACTTTTCCCTATCCACTTCAGACGCAAACATATCATAAGGTCTAGCGTAAACCCTATCGTTGTATAACGCTTGATATACAACAAATATCTCACCTGTTTCGGTATGTTCTGCAATGGCAATGACTCTGTACAACTTTCCTTTGAAATGCTTGTATATTTTTCCTACAAAAATCCTTCTTTTTGCTATTCTTTCTTTTTCTTTCATACTTCACCTGCTATCTTTCGATTATCTCGTGATTATCTTCCGAAATTCCTATCAAAATATCTGTTTTTCCTTGTATTTTCTACATTTCTATCTTTCGATTATCTCGTGAAAATCATTTTTGTTTCTTTTTTATCTCACTAAACATTTTATCTTCATGAGGGAACCAATATTTTTCTTTTTGTGCTTTCAAATATTCATGTTTAAACCAGAATAATTGAACTAAAAAAATTACAGATACAACAATAGCAATGATACCAACAACTACATAGCTATAAAAAAGTATTTTTAAAAAAATTTCTTTCATCAATTCACTTCTTTTCTTCTCCTCTTGAACAGTAATCTTCTCCGCATACTATTTGATTGGAAAGTTGACAAATATATCCCTCAAATAATGTTTTGGTTTCGTCATGTATATTTTTAATCTGTTTATATTGAAAATATTTACAATTTTCACAATGTACCATATTTTCATATTCTTTTAGCCATTCTCTAACTTCAGCCATTCCACAGCCTATTATATAAAACATAGCTAAAACAAATTCAATGTCTTCCCAATCAGCTAATGCACCATAATCTTCTAGTATCATATCATCGAATTGCTCATCATTCATATTATCTATATTCTCATCTGGAACATGATATTTGATGAGTTTTCTCATCAAATCCCTTAAGGGCATTTCTTCACTAAAATTTCTATACCATACATCACCATTTTTTATAAACATACAATTATCCATTAGCTCGCACATGGTCATGTCTTTTACATCATCAACAATTTTTCTCATTCTTCTATCCTTTCATAATCGGATACTGCTATTTCTATAATCCTTTTCACTTTTTTAACCCTATAAGGCTGTTCTTCTGTTAGTTTTTGTTCTTTTATATTTTCCATGCTTTACACTCCTTATTTACATTACAATCATCAGGGTTAATATCAATTTTTGCATAGTGCAATTTATTAAATAAGAATTTTAGCTTTATTCAAATCAAATATGATTGCATTTTCTTCTTTCATCAATTTTCCTTCTATTCGATATGATTTTATTTCAAGATTCCATTGCATTATACTCTTTATTGTATTTAGCAAATCCTTGCTATTCCATCTTATCGAAATTACATTGGTTTTCTTTTGTTTATAAAAAACTGTTGCATTAGGTGTTTTTTTATCACATACTTGTAATGCAATTTGTTGAGAATTTTTATTAATAAGAAATGTTACATATTGTGGATAGTTTAATTTTATTACAACACCTTTACTAAATCTAATTCCATTCCTTGTTATAGATATATATGGAACACCTGCATTAAAATTAAAAGGTTTGAATTTTTCCAACATTGACATCTTTTTTATTGTCCTTTCTATTTCTACATCAATTCCAGTCATCAGGGTCAATATCAATTTTTGCATAGTGTAATTTTTTTTGTCTTTTTGCTCTGCGAAATACAAAATCAATATTGACGCCAGCCTTAATTGTGCCATCTGGCATAAGAAATTGGTTAGGTATCCATTCACTTTGACAATATTTTCGTTTCCCAATTTCAAAGCGTTTTCCTCCTTTTTCAGCATAATAATCTGGGTGATATGGAATTAGCTTTACTGGAATACCTTTGTAATACTGAACTTCTGTATTCCAATTAAATTCTTTTTTCTTTGCCATATTTTAATCCTTCTTTCTATTTTTTCAATTCGTCTATAATGATAGTTCCAGTTGTAAAGTAGATGATGTGACGCAAACCATTTTCATCATCAAATAGTATGTAATTATCATGGATTGTTTCCATGTCAAATGTTCCCTTGTATTCTTCAATCAATTTACCATTAATATCATAAACCTTAACCTGTCTATGAATACCACCAGAAACATTGCTTTTAAAATCTTTTGTCATTCTTTTCCCTTTTTCCGTAGATGTAAAATACCAACCAGAAGCAATGATAAGGAAAGCAATGATGATGATTGTCGTTATTACATTAGGGTCATAGTAAAATTTATTTTTTTTCATTCTTTATTCTCCTTTCTATATTATAATATTATCAAATGTTCCAATACAACTTTTGTCCACAATAAGGACAACGTTCTAAACCTGTTGCTCTATCATAGTAACCATCATCACATGGTTCATAATCTGAAAAATCTTCACCACAACGAGGGCATTCTGAAGGGTTCCAATCTTCAGTAATGACACTCATTGGCATATTAATGTCTTTTAAGGCTTGTTCATATCCTCTTTTATAATCGTCCATATTATTTAACCCCCTATATTCACATCAATACCAGTTATTTCTTTGAATATTTCTTTGTCAAAATTCGGTATTGCCATATATGGTTTCCTATATTGACCATGTTAAGTACTTCCTGCCATTCCAATTTTCTTTCAATTTTTATTTTATTAGTGCAACTTTTTTGCCCATTTTCATCAATATCTATGTCACCATATGCTGTTACTTCAGCAACTTTATTTTCACTGTTAAAATCATAATAATTATAGCAATCTATCAATTTTGTACAAAAATGATAACCTCTTTCACAAATTATTGGTTCTTCGTCCATTTCATAACTTTTGCCGACTTGATACTGGAATCCTCTACAAGTCCAGTCTGGACAAAATACTTTATAACCTTTTACTGTATTTTGTTCGTTCATTTTTCATTTTCCTTTCTTCTCCAACAACCCACACTTTTCAGGCTGATTTTTACAAGCAAACCGACAACTTTCCTTCTGTTTGCAGTCCGCACAGCAAATATTTTTTAACAGTATTTTACATTCAAATGTTGTGCATTTCCTTCTATGTTTTCTCATAAAATCCCTTCTTAAAATAATGACGTTTGTCCTGTTTTTATTTCTGTTAAAATATATTTTTCTGTTGTATCATCCCATACTAATTCATATTTTTCATTAAAACAGCCACTTTCTTCACTTTTCACTTGCAGTAGCGAGGTTACTTTATGATTGAATACAGGTCTTATTATTTGCCTTTGGTGGTTATAACTAACATCTACATAACTCTTTTCTAAATTTATTTTCACCTTTACATTAATTTCTGCTGTATCATGATTCTGTTCCTGCATATTAAACAAAACATCTTTCAACACTTTATCAAAATCACATCTTAATGTGAAAAATACTTTGCTATTTAAACTTAATTCCATTATTTTGCACACTCCTTTTTTACTTCCTGCACAACAACATCAATTCTAGGCATATCGCTATAAAACTTTTCAATGCTCATTTTCACAATACTTTTATCATCTTTGTAGCAAACGCCATTTAAAGCGTCTGCTACCGCCTTCAGAATATTGTCCCCATCTGGTTTTTTGGTGGGGCGGATTTCTTCACAAAGCATTGCTATTCTTTTCTTTTTGCTTGCGCTTTTTGGTATTTTATAATATGCCTTTACAAACAATTCCAGTTGACTATTTTCATCAAACTTCACATTTCCGCACTGTTTGTAATAATCAAATATTATCTGTTGTTCATATGTTGTTGTTTGTTTTGGTGTATATATCTGTCCATTGTGGCAGAATCGTGGTCTCTCTTTCCCCTTAGGTTCTCCCTCCGCTGCCTGAGTACTGT